ATCGCCTAAAGCACCACGAGCACGTGTGCCTGCTGCGCCTACACCTTTGCCTTCAAACTTTTCATTTTCTGCTAGGTATGCTTCATATGCCGCTACGATCTGTTCATGTGTTGTTGCCATTTTAGTTTCCTTTTTAAAAAAATTATACTGCTAATAGAGCCTGACGTCTAGAGATTTCTCTAGCGATCTTTGCCTTTGTTTTCTTTTGTTGCGTTTTTTCTTTTAGATCTTCTAATTGCTTAAGATTTAATGGACCTAGTCTAGGTTTACCATTACGTGTTAACATTGGGTTTGCTTTGCGTCTACCTGGGTGTACTCTACCTGTCGGGCCTGCCATTTTTAATTCCCTCTATTTGCTATTAAAGTTTACGTACATTGATATTTCTTCTACGCAACTATTACTGTTAATACCTGTAGCATATTCAATAAATTTTACTACATCCTGACAACTAATACCGTTTCCGGTCCAGCTTGGGCGAGATCGGCTCAGATCAGTGTCGAGTCTGTCTAAAGTAATTAGCGTAGTTTTAAACCTAACCAGGTCATTCTTGAAAGCAGCAGTACACTGCTTACTGGCATGTGCCAATGCGGCTTTACTTGTACGATAAGTTTCAAACATAGGTTCTGGCTCTTTAATAGATTTCTCTCCTACGCTGCCAATATTAAAAATATATCCTTGTTTATCATTGGAGCCCCATTGTTGATAAACTTCGTATAATAAATTAGTTTGCCCAAAATTTGCCCAAGATTCATGTGGTGGACCATCGAAAGCATTATTAACAAATATATCATAATCTAATGATTGTTCTGCTATTGTTTTAATATCTTTAGTGATGTCAAACCCGTCTGTTCTACTGATAGATTTAGCAGCAAAATGATCGACTAAAGTTTTTCCTAGTCCACGATTACCACCAGTTACTAACATCTTCATCTTATGCTACCCCCTTGATCCCATACCTTGGTTAATTTGCTACCACATGTCATAGCACATTCAAATATTCTACCATTGGCTAAATCTTTATTCCAACTGTCGACAATATGCGCCCAAAAATTACTAGCAAATATTTCTTCTAACGATTTAAAATGTATGTCTAAATTGTCTCGACCATACTGTTTAATCAATTCTTGTATTTGATTCTTACCATTTACATTACTCAATTCATTATGTCCAGGCAAAGTATTAACATCGTGAAATCTCTTATCATATAGATTATGCGTAAAGAAATTACAAGGCATAACCAATCCTTCACCAGTGATCGCTACCTTCTTACCTAACAGTGCATCACAGCGTATTTCTGTTGTGTCAAAATAGTCTCTTATATTATTGTATTCTTTCTTGAGCTCTGTCAACCTGATCATTGAACGATTACGATATTGTTCAGCCACAGGTGGTTCTAATACATATCCAGGAGCAGGCCAGGCAGTCATTTCTTCTACCAGACCATGATTAAAAAATCTACCCGTATTACGGGCCAAGAACGACTCAAATCCTATGTCCTTGCTTAACTGTTCTGCAATCTCAACTTGGTGTTCGTTGTGTCGGAATACAATATAATTCCACTGTGCCTTACCTCCAGCATCTATAAATGCCTGTACATTAGCCATGACTTTATTCCAGTTAACATTGCGCCTATACAGATGATTAGTATCAGCTAGCCCGTCGATGCCAAAATCTATTTTACCGTAGCCATTTAATATACCCGCTAGTTCTGCCCACCATTCAGGACTGCGTATGCCACCATTGGTATGTAGATATAACCAAACTGTAGGACTTTTACTGCGGAAATCTCTGAGTATGTCTAAAAAGTCGGGGTGTACAATGGGGTCACCATAACTACCACAAAAGAATATTTGTCGAAGTTTATTAACTAATTCTACAGGAAAAGCACGATCAATAGTCTGACGATCTAAATAAACCACAGGCAAGTGCGGATTAACTTCACCACCATTAACGTTGCGAGGACATTGAGGGCACGCCGCATTACAATTAGTAGTTATTTCAATCTGATATTCGGTAATGTTATTGTAGTTAAACATCTTTGGCCATATGTCTGAGTATGATATGTATCATACTGCCTTGATCTTAAATGCTTTTTTAGCAGTAAGTGTAGAATCTAAAATAGAATAGATAGAATTAAATTCATCATATATTCTAGGTTGGTTGTATCTTAATTTCTTGCTTAAAAAATGCAATTCCATCCTTCTGCGTATACGTTCAGCAAATGTCGCTGTTAGATTGGAAGCATTAATCCAATTAAAATCACCATAATAAAATGCTTCTTTATCAGGAAATTCTTTAACTAATGGCAATGAATCTCTATATATAGTATCAAGCGGACTTCCGGGCAGTATATTTGTAGTGAAACCCCAACGTATCAATTTGATAATCCTTGATAGTGCATATTTTTGATAACGTTCGGTGTAGAGCATATTAATATCATGATCAGCCTGTGTTTCCGTGGGATACCCAACCTGCATTAAAAATGTATTTTGTATACCATATTTGCCACTGCAATACAAATGAAAGTCGATATCTTCATTGGTAAACTTTTTACCCATATGATATCTAACATCCTGGCTGAAACTTTCAATACCTACTGTTATATCGGTTCCGCCTGCTAGTTTCATAATTTTAAAATGCTCTTCACCAAACTGTTCTTTAGGTCTACAGATAAAATCACCACGATATCTTAGATTTTTTAAGCTAGGGTATTTTTCTTGAGCATTGACTAACAGTTCATTAAATCTTTTAAATTCAGTTACACTACCATTGATCAGATTGTCAGTAAATTCAATTAAAGTTACATCATAGTTAAGGTGATGATACAATACTTCTTCGAATAGATGATTTGCAGTACGAAAACGATATTTTGTCCAAATGTGTTTTACGTCACAGAATGTACAATCTCGCACACAACCTCTACTACCTGTAACATAGGCACCCAACTGAGTCGTATTTAGATAATTAGACGGTAATATTTTATCGTAACAAGCAAATGGAATGTCGTTGAGATTGTCAACTATATATTTGGTGTTGCTATTCTGCCATTTGTCAGGATTTGATAGAAATTCTCTAAAACTAAGTTCTGCCTCTCCAAGAATATAATAGTCTATTAGATTCTCCTGAATAGCCCATTGATAAAAAGGTACCGACTTATGATCAATATCATTATGTTCTGCGCCATGTCCACCAATGATTATTTTACCATTAGGATACAGTGTTCGCAACAAAGGTAAAAGCAAATTAGCCGCACGTATAGTTTCAAATGTAAACAAACTGATAGCTATAATTGTATAATCTTTTCTTGGGAACACTTCGTAGGCAAAATTTTTAAATTTTTCTATTAGATGATTGGGACAAATCTCTGTATAATAGGCTAGATAATTTTGTAACTCTCGCCACTCAATATTAGAAAAAAGTTTGATTATTTCTAAATTAAAATCAACTACGTCGTAGTCTTTACCCGCAGATTTACAAATTCCTGCAAGACCCGCAATAACAGCTGGGGGACGTTCTGCTTCTTGTCTAGGTAGGTTAACGAGTAATATGGTAGCCATGTTTCGCCAGTAAATCAACTATTTGATTTTCAACCTCAGTGTCTTGATCATATCCTAGATATTTTGAATTATATTCTGGATCTGATGTATTTTTAATATTCTGTTCATCTGATACTTGTATGTAACTATCTAAGAAATGAAAGAAGTTTTTTTGGAAAGTATATTCTAGAGTGCCATTAAAATAAAGACTATTACTTTTATACTCTGCTAAAGGAGCTTCAGTAAGTGAATCTAAATAACCTTTAGGATAATTAGGTTTCGCTACAGCAAGTGTAAATGCATTGGGTAATAATATATCATCAACCCATATATTTTTAACCTCTAAATATTTGTCCTGTATAATTTTACCATCAACAACCACAGTATCAGCATTCACTTTATTTTTGTGTTGAATGATCACATAGGTATCTTGATCATTATTAAACTCTAGGCTGATCAGATTGTTATTAATCAGCTGACGATTATTTAATTTAATTTGATTATTTGTGTAAACATCAACAACTGGACCAATACTATTGACTAATCCGCAGATGATCTCAAAGGTAGCTTTCATGTGATATCAACATCAGTATTATAACTGGTAAATCCATTCTCTTTTACCACAGTAAGCACATTGTTCACCCGCCCACCTAGCTCGTCACGATGTGACACCAGCCAAATTGACTTATGCGCATCACGCGACATCTTCTTGAGTATGGCCATGGCATTTTCAACGCCGCTAGCATCCATGCCGCTGTCAATCAATTCGTCAATAAACAACAAGTTAATTGGTTGATATAAACTTTCCCACACATCACGGAATGCCCAACTTAAACTTAATATTAAACGATTACGCTCACCTCTTGACAAGTTGTCAAAGTCTAGTTCTCTGCCTAGTTCTGTGATGTTTACTGATAAGTCATTCATGAACACCACGGTATGGGGTAAGCCAATACGGTCAAGATATTGGCTTAATCTCGCGTTCAAGTAGCTGAGATTTTGATCGATAATTCGTTTACGTATATACGAATCTTTGTTAGTTAATAATTTATACAAGAACTCTTGATGTTCTTTAACACGCACTAGTTCATTCATAGTAGTGTAGTCAAATTCTGCTAGAGCAGTAGTTTTCATTTCTTCAATCTGCTCCTTATAAGGATCAGTTTCTGTAGACTTAGCGGCCAACTGTGTTTGTAAGTTAGCTACAGTACTACGATGATGGATAGCATCTTCTTCTTTATCATAATAAACTGTGGGCTGAATGCCAAGTTCACCAATTTCAATCAGCGCACCTCGAAGTTCAATAACCTGTGTATTGTGTGAAAGAGCATCTAAGGCTGTTTGTTTCAGTGCGGTTTCTTTGATATTCAGTACTTCTTCATGTTTCTCATCATGTAGATCCTGCCCACAGGCATAGCATTTGTGTGCCTTAAGATCTGCGATTTCTGCCTTGAGTTTTTCAACTGTTTTTAATTCACGGGCTTCATCTTGTTCTGCACGAGTGATAGCTTTGTTAAGATCTGCGATATCTCTGCGTTTCTGATCATACGCTGATAATTCTTTATGTGCAAGAATCTCTGCATCAATATCTAATTTCAGCAGATCATCTAAGGCTGATTGTAATTTAGCAACATCGTCCTTGTGTTTGGTCAGCCAAAGCATCTGACGACGCTGTAGGCTTTCGATCTGTTCTTCGATCTTTTTATTAGCATCTTGCACTGCTTTGATCTTGAACTCTTCCTGTTGAATGGCGTCCTTTGTAGCCTTACTCTGCTCTTTAAGTGCCTCGGCTTTCTCACTTAATAAAGTAATACCTAACAGTTGTTCAATGATAGTGCGTTGATCATTGGGTTTCAGTGCAAGAAATGGTTCGGTGTAGGTGTTCAGTGCAACCACATGTTTGAACATGTCGTGCGTCATACCTAACAAGCGTTCTATTTCCTGTTGTGTTTCGCGACTGTCACCTTGGCTGTTGTCGTCTTTGGCTTCTTGTTCCTGATCACCTATGTAGAATTTTAATACGTTGGGTTTACGACCACGTTCAATCTTATAGTCGACACCATTGACTTCAAAGTCGATAGTGATCAGCATGGCCTTGGTATTAGTTTTGTTTACTAGATTGTCTTTGCGGATATTGGTCAGTGCCTGGCCATACAAGGCATAGCTTAAGGCATTAATGATAGTGGTCTTACCTGTGCCGTTACGTGCACCTGTATCATCACCACCTAGGTCGATGTTCTCACCTAAGACCAAAGTTAGGTCTTTGCGATCAAAATTAACAGCCTGGGTGCTGTTGCCCACGCTCATAAAGTTTTTAACTGTGAGATATTTTATTTTAAACATAGATGTTGATAGATTAATTTAGCTAAATGTTCGTGGCCTTGTTCTAAAATGTGTCCACCGGTGCCAAACGGATATTGCGAACATAGTTCTGTGATGTAGAACTCGTTCCACTTATAAAATTTAGAAAAGTCTATTAGACTTATATAATACTGTATTTCTTTATATTCGTTAAGGATTTGTTCATCAGTCATTATGTTGAAATTTATCAGTTCTTTAACTGAATCGATAAATTGTGCTTCTGGTGCCAGCCATTTAGACAGATGGTTTTCTACTGTATTGACCATTAGATATTTTTTGTTGTTTAGAATTTTTTGTAATTCTATGATCTGTTGTAACCATAATTTAAAAGCGAATAATTCATTATACCAATGTTTGTATAAGGTCTCGCCCCAATCTTTGTAAAATTTTTCATTTGAATATAAATTATGTTTTAATTGCGTATTAAAATTTATTTCAAAGTTATTATCACTTTTGTAAAAGGTAAATCTGCTGTAAGAAGTCCAAGCAACTAGATATAAATCATAATCATATTGCGTATTTTTTATAGTATGATACATAGTTCTGGCGTTAGTTCCACCTGAGATAGCGGTATTCGTAATATTTGCATGTAGCATATTTGCCAGTCTGGATGGCCATGCATGTGCTAATGAATCTTTTAATTCGTCACCGTAGGTAAAGCTACAACCACAGGCATAGATTTTCATAGATGCCTATAGATATCTAACAATAGATTTGGATCGTAGTGATCACTGTTTATATTTGTTAAATTATTTGTTACGATAGTGTCGATACTTTCAAACTGTATATTGCCTAGAACGATATCTTGACCTATGTCTATATTTTTTACCGGCAATAGAGTCAACTCACGTAGGCTATACGTACCAACGAATGTTTCTTTGATAAATGTAGCTTCTTCATAGGTTATATCAATGTCTAAATTAACACGACAATGCATGTTTGGTAATAACAATGCCTCTGGAGTTCTAAGAACTTCACTTAGATTATACACACGGTAGCGTGGTTGCCCTGGCCAAGTATGGAACACAGGATCCTGCCCCCACTCGATCGTCATCATACCACGATCGTCATCGCCAGCATCAGCATAATTGTGAGGAAACACATTACCTAAATAAGTAATGTTGCCACGTGTCTGGCGTTTATGGAAGTGTCCAGAAAATACTCGTTCTACACCATTGAACGCACCTTCTTTGATTTCACCAGTGTCTGGCATGGCAACCATAGCATTCATATAGAAGTGTGGTAGTTCCAAATGCCCAAACATATATTTGGCTTCGATCTTACCTAGTTTCTTATGGTCATCACCAACTAACCAAGGAACGATACTGACATCACCTTCTTTGTAGAAATCATTGATGATCTCAATGTTTGGAATATGACGAGCCCACTCAGCTGACTGTATGTCGCGCTTATCCCTATAGTATAGATCGTGATTGCCTGGAATAAAGAACACACGATCAAAGGCCTTGCCTAATAACTCTAGAGCAGTAAGACTATAATTTAGTGTGACTATGTTGATAGCCGCTCGATTATTATGATAATCACCAGTAAAGAAACATGTCTCGCATCCTTCTGCCTTGGCAGTTTCTATAAACCACTTTACAAAATTTAAACAGTCTTCGTTGTGCTGGGTGCTATTGCTTTTTAATCCAAGATGGATATCTGTGAATACTGCGGCTTTTTTAAATAAGTTACTCATTTGTTCCTGCAATCAATTAGTGGGTCTCTTAATTTTACTATCTTATACCCCTTGAAGTCAACTTTTTTAGCACATATTTTTAAGCCATATTTAATATTAAGTTTTAAGTCTTTTTCTGCAGCACCAATTGATTGGTACACCCGCACTTCGTTTGTTGGTAATATTACCTGTACCACAATACTGTATTTTGAGTGTTGTTCTTTTTCTTTTTCAGTAAATCCAATTTTTGCTATTCTATCTAATCTGGTTTGTATTTTTTTCTTATAAGATTGTTTTTCAGCTTTACTTAATCCATGTTTAGCATGTTTTCTTTTTAATGTCTCTGCTCTTTTAATAATATGCTCTTCTTTTATATAACCAAACCCACCTGCGGCATCATTATTAAGATTATAATACAGAGGATTATCTTTTATATTTGGTATAGAGTCAAGCCATTTCTTTTCTGTTTTTAACACTAACTTTTTATTATTTTTAGTAACATATTCTAATACTCGCATGGTAAAATCTTGTGGAGCATTCTTATAAGCTACCATAAAATCTTTTCCTGAACCCGTATAATAGTCTTCTACAGCACCATAATGAGATCCTATGTATTTCATGTCATTTTTAGTGTTAGTCCATTCATAAACATAACCGTAATAATCTTTTTTATATTGCATATCTGCCAATCTCCTGTAAAGTATTTATTACTGGGCGACTGGCAGATATAATATCTTTTAATTATTCTTCATAATGACCGCCACCCGCACCCCACTCACCTTGGCGAGTGTAACTAGGATTGTAGTTGTTCATCTCTAAGATGTCATCACGGATATTTTGATTGCGCTTTTCAATGTTTAGTACACGGGTAAAGCTGTTGGTAATAGCCGCGGTATAGTAGGCAAAAGGATTCTGTGATTTTGATTCATCAAACTGTAGACCAATCTGGCTTAATTGTAATAATGCCTGGCTACGCATTTCATCGTTGTAGGTATAACCACGCCAGTTAGATCTTGTAGCATAACGTTCACATAACTTAATAAACATGTGAGCTAGTTTAGCAGTCATAGTGCCGTGATCTTTTGAGAACTTGCCTTTTTCAACTCCACCTTTCCAGTGGCTTAGGCCCACACAAATAGGTATGCCTTCTGCATCTACCTTATAGTGTTGGAACGGGGGAAAATTTACTTTGGTATATTTGGTCGCACCTTTGACCACCACAGGTTCATCATACTCTGTTTCAAAGTTATCTTCATCAGCATCGTATTCTTCCTGTGCTTTAGCATCTGCTTTTTTCTGTTTGGCTTCGTCGACAGGTATATGCGCCCAGGTCATCACACGGAAAACAACGTCTGTCTGTGGAATATCTTTGGTAGGAGTCAGGTATTCATCTAGCTTTTTCTTAACGCCATCTAATAGAT